GTGAAATGATCTTCGCCTGAACTCGTCTCTTAATTTGGTCGTTACAACTTCCTAAGAACCCTTATATGGTGTTTGCCATGAGACTTAACAAGCTCTGACGAGTAAACGGACCTACTTTTCTAGTCCTTTACTTGAAAGAGTGTACAAGAATCGTGCAAGCCTATATAAGTGGAAATAAGGTTTCATCTACTGACAAACCTATTTCCTTGAAAGGAGGCCTTCCTGCAATCATTCCCGGTACCCTACGAACTCTTATGAGATCTAGGGACTTGGAGTGTTTCAGGGGGGTTCTTTCGGTTCTTGCTGTTTACCGGGTTATTTCTATACCCGGGAAGGCTAAGATAGAGTCGATATTGGGACCTTTTGAAGGGCAATGTCCGACTCTTCCTAGTCACGAGATAAGGATAGGTACAACGGAGATATTCTCTCGTAAGAGAGATTATACTTTAAAACCCGTGAGCCTACTCTTCCTCGGAACAGCTGGTCCTAACCATTCTCCCTCAATCTTTGGGATCTGGAAAGATCTTAAAGCTTGAGGAGAAAGTCCTCTTTTCCCTGTACTAGTATCCTATTTACATAGGGTACCGGGAGGAAAGGACTTCCTGGACTTAATTTTACCTGAAATAGAGCGTCTCAAGGATCTGATTACAGATTCCGGAAAACCTCTTATCTTAGGAAAATTAAGTGAGAAGAATGAGGCTGCTGGAAAGGTTAGAATATTTGCTATAACGGATTCTATCACCCAATCGGTGTTAGCCCCGTTACATCACTGTATCTTTAAGATTTTAAAGCGCCTTCCTATGGATGGTACTTTTAATCAAAATGGTCCAGTTGAACATCTGAGAAACCTCCATAAGGATGGTCTCTTGGATGGGCAAACGTTCTATTCCTACGACCTAAGTTCTGCTACAGATAGGCTTCCTATTGACTTGCAAGTTCAGGTTCTTGGTGAACTTTGCGGTCATAAGTTAGCTAATCTCTGAGCAAGCCTCCTCCGTGATCGAGAGTGATATTATAAAGGTAAACCTTTTAAATACGCTGTCGGTCAACCGATGGGGGCTCTTAGTTCATGGGCGATGTTAGCTCTTACTCACCATACTATAGTTCGTATTGCTGCAAATCGGGTTGGTCTACCTGATTTCAGTCACTACGCTCTGTTAGGTGATGATATTGTGATAGCAAATGATGCTGTCGCTAAGAGTTACCACCATATCATGATTAAGGTCTTAGGAGTGGAGATCAACCTGGCAAAGAGTATGGTTTCGCTAGCAGCTTTCGAGTTTGCTAAACGAATCATTACTCTAGAGGGTGAAGTTTCT